CGGATCGCGCTCTGGCTCCAGCGGTTATATCCGTACGATGATCTATGCAGCTGGTTGAGGCCCTTTGTGCCGTACTTTGTTGCCGCGGAGATGGTGCCCAGATTCGTGCCTGCCGTGCCGGAGGCAAGAGAAACGATCTCAAGCGGCTCCTTTGCTGTCTGGCTATCGAAGGACCACACTCTCCAGTCTTTCGGCGCCGTGTCAGGCAGCGCGCCAATCGTCGAGGATGCCTTGCCAAACATGAGCATGCCGCCCGCCGGGACCTGCTTGGTGAGTGCGAAGGCATAGCTCTCGTTTTTCTTGACGTTTGTGCCCCAGTCGTCGCCGAATGTGAAATAGTAGGAGCCGACCGGCAGTGCCTCCTCTGCTACATAAAAAGCCTCGTTGCCGTCAAACGCGCAGGCTTCCATTGCATAGTGGGACTGCAGGAACATGCCCGGGACTGTCTCACCGTCTGCCAGCTCCACGTCGCCGAAGTGGACGATGTCCCACGGCAGCACATAGCTCTCGGTGCCGTCGTTGTAATTGAGCAGGATCTGGTCGCCGATGCTAAGCACTCCATGCGCCTCGCCTGCCTGGACGATCCTGTGGATCTCCTGCAGGGTCGTGACCGGAGTCGCCCCCTCCTGGGCGTTGATCATCCGCGTCAGGAGCATGTTCTGGCGGTCGATCGCAGACGCGATCTGCCTGCCGGCCTCCTCTGTCATGAGAAATTTGTCTACGTAGTTGCTCATCTTTTTCCTCCTTTGGTATAGATGTTTTAGCTATCGGCCAGCCTTGCCCTCTGGAAGATCCTCCCGTCCTGATCTTTATGGATCCCGAGAGCTTCCTCGAGCACTTCCGGGTGCTCCTGTATGTATGCTTCTGCCGCCGCGCCGATCGTCTGTGCAGAGAGTGCGTCGACCTGGCTCTGCGTCTTCCTGAGGCGGCCGCTCAGCAGCGCATAAACTTCTATCGGTTTCACTTGTGCCTCCTTCCCCTGCCTTTACTGCAGGATCCACTGCTTTGTGGTCTCCTCAAAGAGGTACATCGCGCCCGTGTCAATCATGAGGCAGGACGATCCCGTCCGTACGTAGGTCGGCATTTTGTCGGCGTCCTTCGACATACCCATATAGCTCCTAATCATGTGGTCGGAGCCGTCGGTTCCCGTGCATTTGATGCTTCCCATTTCCGGCGCGTTCTCGATGTTGTCATACCAAACTCCATCAACGTATCCGCTCATCGCAGTCTCTCCCTTCTCTTCATGCTGTTATCCCTCTGCCGGCAGGCGCTGGATGATCCTGCCGTCCTCTCCTGCGCGCAGGCCCAGGGCGAGAAATACGCGGGCGATTGCTCCTGCAGCCGCCGCATCGGCGGCCATGTCTTCCTCGCTCAGCGTTTTGTCAGTCCCGACTTCTACGGCGTTATATACTCCGCCGTCGATCCATGAATAGCCGTCGTTATAGTACCAGTGGCCAAATGTGTAGCCCTCTTCCGATCCGGCATAGACGTATACCCTGCCAGCGTCAGCCATCTCCGCCGCGGTTCCCGCTCTCAGCGGGGAGCCGTAATTGACCTGCGCCTTCCTTGCGTATTCTTCCGCGCTCTGCTCTGACTCTGCCGCGGATCCTGCCGAGCTCTCTGCAGATGATACGGCTGCCTCCGCCCTCTGCATGATGTCGGTCGCCGTTGATACGGCGCCCTCTGCCGCTGCGATGCTTTCGGCCACGCGCTCCTGAAATTCCTCGTACCATGTCTCCCTTGTGGGCTCCGGGATGAGATCACTCTCTTCCTTGCTCTCTTCCACCTGCACCTTTGTGCTCTTGGTCTTGAGCACATAGCCGAGGTCCTGGAACTTCAGATAAAACTCGAGTGTTCCATTCACTGCGCAGGCTGTTTTTGGCACGATCCAGCCGAAGCGGATATTTTCCGCGCTTCGCTCGATGCTCACGGCCAGCGTCTTGCCGAAATAACTCTTCTCAAGAGAAAAAACGATGTAGATCTGTTTCTCCGACAGATCTATGCCGTCGTAGTATCTGCCCATCTGGAACCTGATATACTGCGAATTTTCCTCGCCTGCGATCAGGGTCTGGCCGAGGATCTTCTGCAGTTCCTTATTCTCCCAGTCCACCTCGAATATGAGGTCGTCTGTATATGCGCCGGCTGTGCTCCCCGGCACAAATTCCCATGTATCCGCCATCTCTGTCCTCCTGCTGTTGATCCCTTATGCTGTGCGTTTCCACATGTACACGGCCAAGAATGGCGGCATGTTGTTGTGGGCAACGTCGCCTCCCGTGAATCCTGTCGCGCCAGTGCCGGACGCCCCGCTCGTGAGTGCTGCGCATTTGGCCACCGTGATCGAGTGCGTGTGTGCATTGGCTGCTGTCGTGCTGAATGCTGCGTGTTTTGCCACGGTGATCGAGTGTGTGTGCGCGCCTGCGCTGGATGTTAGGAATTTTTTGTCGATGTCGCCCTGAGCCAGCCAGCCTTGGCCTCCGGTTTTCGACTCGCCATGCAGCCAGCGGTGCATCTGGTGCGTGTGCGCGCCTGCGCTGGATGATGTCGCCGTGTGCGTGTGCTCCGGGACAGTGTGGCTGTGCCCTCCGGCTCCCGCCGCTGTGGCCGTGTGCGTGTGCTCCGGGACAGTATGCGTGTGGCTTGGACCCGTGTGCGTGTGGGCAGGCATTTCCGCCTCAGTCAGCTTGTGCGTTGCTTCGCCGCCTGCTCTTCCCGGAGCATACTCGGAGCCTGCCGCCAGCAGGAACCTGTCCTGGATGCGTGTCCAGGATCCGCCGAAGAGAGTGGCCGGACTGGTTGCGCTAGCTGAGATGTAGATCGCTCCCACCGGATAGACCGCATTGATGAGCGCGCTCCTGAGCCCTGCCAACGAGTCGATCACCGTAAAGAGCGGGGTCACGCTCTCGAGGGTGAGGCCGTTGATATAAACCTGATATAGCGGAGTATCGTCCTGGAGCGCTCCTGAAAAAATATCTCCTGTGATGCAGGCGGGGAGCACCGGCGTGCCGGTCGTCTCCGCTCCTTTGATGATGGCCAGCGATGCGCTCTCGACGCTTGTCGCCGCGTCTTTGTTGTAGCGCATGACGATGAGGTCGTAGCGCTTGCGTCCCTGCGTGCCGTTCTCTACAGAGATGTCCATCGTTGTGTTCGTCGGGATGCTGATATGCCTGCCCTGGTCAACGAGATCTCCCGCCCCGATCGTGATCAGGTTGTTGTTCATGATCGAGGCCGCGAAGCGTGTGCCGGTCTGCAGGACGTACCTGTCGAGTCCGCAGACTCCGGCATTAAAAAGTCCCTCTGCCGCAGCCGTTACGTGCCCCCTGCCCGCGTAGCCTGTTACTAAATGTACTGCCATCACTTCACCTCGTACGTGATTCTAATGTCGTCGTTGCTGATCTTGATAACTTTCTTGGTTATCTCCTGGGTGGCGCTGATCCCGGTGGAAGGTTCAAGTACGCCCACGATGTCGCCGATGTCGTAGACCATGTCCGACTCCTCGAGGGATATCTCCATCGGTGAGGCTTCATGTGCCTCCTCCAGGCGCTCCAGGGCGCTCCTCACCATGGTCGCATAATGATCTTCTACTGCTTTGTAATACATCCCAGCCACCCAGCGTGGCGCCACCTTCTCGTCTATCTTGGTGTAATATTTATCTGTTGCCCATGCCGGGGCGTTATTTTCTGTCTTTCTGTAAAAAGTGTTTGCCGCCCATGCCGGTGCAGACTCTGTGCGGCTGTATGTATAGCGTGCCACCTCATTCCACGCAGGCGCCCGCTCCATCTGCTTTGCTGTGTAATATGTGCGCGCCCTCCATGTGGGCACTACCTCTTTGGTCTCTGTCTTGCCTTTGGCGTTTGTCGTCTTTTTCTTTGCAGCCTCGACGGATCTGTACTGCTTCCATGGCTCCTTTTTGAGCTCCGCCGCAGTTGATCTGCGGTAATAGCTCCCGTACTGCTCAGCCCAGTCTGTCGGCTGCCGCGTCTGCACGTTGTAGATGTTGTAGCTGACGCCCTCCGTCTCCTTGTATTCGGATACCACTCCGTCCGAGTAAAAGTAGTAATAAGCCTTGTAGTTTGTCGCCCAGTCTTTGGGCTGTTTTCCCTGCCTGGTGTAGGTCTCCGTGACCTTTGGCGCCACCTCCGTGTAGCTGGCGCCCGATTTGCGAAAGTATGAGGCGTATTTGCTCCCCCAGTCTGAGGGCTTCGTATTCAAGAGCGCATACACCGTTGTCCCGGATACCGAGTTATACGAGTCGCCGTCCCGCTCGAAGTAGTTGGAAAAATTTACCGGCCAGTCGTATGGCTGCATCTTCTGCAGGCCGTACTCGATGACGTCCCAGTCTACAGCCTTATAGGACGCCTCCTCTTTTTCCGTGTCCAGGTAGAAATATTCGTCGCAGGCCGTCGGCCAGTCATCCGGCTGCGCTGTGAGCGGGTCGTAATTGACGACCGTCTCCGCAGATGGATAGTCGAGCGTCTCCGCCACCTCGTCTATGCCTGTCAGGACCTGCCCGGATTTGTCGAGGATGTAGTCGCTATCCTGTATCGGCATGTCCTTTCTGGCGTATGGCTGCACGCCTCCGTTTTCGTCACAAAAGATATGGATCACTGCGCGTTCTGCGAGGTCTCCCTGTCCGAGGCAGATCAAATGGTTGACTGGCCTGTACTGCCGCTCAAGTTCGAAGTGTGTCTGTGATGCATCAAATTCCTCATCCCTCGAGTAGTCCGCGGCCGGCAGGACCGACAGTTCCACCCTGGAGCCCGTCCACTGCATGTGCAGCTTCCCCCCTGCCGCCTTGAGCATGTTGCGGATGCCGGTGTAGGCATATACATATCTCGGTACCTGGTAGGCATTTATGTCGATCCTGCTGTCAGCTGTCGACGCCTGGAAGATGTCGCCTGCTCCCAGGTGGCGGATGAGCTGGTCGAGCACCTGATTGGCCTCGCCGCTCAGAATGAGGTAGTCCTGTCCCTCTTCCGGACAGATGACCTTGCCCTCGAGGACTCCGTGCCATGTGCGGCCCTTGTATGTGACCTTCTCGCTCTCCGTGTCGACCGCTATGGAGTCGACTACTCCGCCGTATTCCTCGCCGACCGCGTAGATCTTCGAGCCCGGCTCACAGCAGTGGTCTGTCGAGTCGACCGTGCACTCGAAGTCGTTCTCGTCCGCTCCGAAAGCCATGTCGAGCTCGTAGGCTTCCAGTACGCCGATGTCGACGCCCCGGGCGTCTGTGTAGATCAAATCCATCTCGGCTCTCCTCTCTCGTCGTACAGGATGATGTCGACGCCCAGTTCCCTGGCCTTATTGACCGGGATCCGCCCGGCTGGGATCTTCTGGAAGATGTAGCTGTCTTTGTCGCGTGTGTGGAATATGTTTTCTTCCGCGCCGTTGTTGCTGTATTTGCGGATCTTCTTTGTTCTGGAGTTGACGGTCGCATATTCGCCGGTTGCGAGGTTCGTGTATAGCGTGTAGTAATGTCCGCCGATGACTACCTGGGGATTTTCTACAGGCCCGAAGAAGATGATCTCGAAATTGCTGTCGCAGACCGTCCCGTTGTCCAGGAACTCGACGACGTCGGCCTTGTCATAGTCGAAGCCGGTCCCGATGTCATAGCCGTAATCATAGGGATAATCGAGCGCGCCCTCTACCTCGGGCGATGCTGTAAACGAAAATGAATGTTTTCTCGTCCAGTAGGGGCTCACCGACAGGACTGTCATCTTTTTCTTAACGGCCTCGAAGAGTTCCTCGAATTCGTCGTAGTCAGCCTCTACGATAAAACACTCTTTATAGTATTCATTCCACCAGATCCGGCCCGGCTGCAGTGCCCTGACGTCCCGTTCAAAGCACCTGTGCATCTGCTCCATGATCTCATTGTACTGGTCCGCGTTATCCGCGAGGATCTGCAGGGTCAGCGGCGACTCCTGTGCGTCCTTGTAGAAGCGCTTTATGCGGGCTACGCCTCCGACTCCCGAGATGGTCGTGTAATTCCACTCGTTATGCAGCAGGGTCTCTGGAGATTCTGCCGAAATGGTATCGGACATAAAATTTATGATCGTGCCGTCTGAACACTCATAGTAAAGCTCCATTTACACGTACCCCCTCACGACTCTGCCTACTTCCCTGTGATCGAGCTCCATACGGATGTCCATGCCGGCGCATGCGCGTGCCACGCTGGCGCCCAGACGGTCATAGTCAATCGTTTGGGTGTTCTCGCGAACAGACCGCGCGACGTAGTCCTGGAGCGTACTGATCGGGCTTACAGCTTCCGGACCCGCCTCGCCAACGCCATGTATACCGGCAAGCGTAGGAATCAACGTCGCCTTGCGGAAGATCGCGCCAAGCCTGTGCCAGCTGATGGAGAAGTGCGGGGCCGATGGCGGATTGATCGAAAATTTTCCGCTGATTGAAATATGCGGCAGCTTGAGTTTTGGCAAACTCCAGGAAAAATGAAGCTTCGACTTAATGGAGCTGATCGCACTTGAGACGGCATTTTTAGCTCCGTCCATCGCGCTTTTGATCTTGTTCTTGATGGA